CTTTTAATCAGAGGGTCCACGGTTCGAGTCCGTGATGGTTCAAGGCTAAATTAAAGGCTTCCGAGGTTTTTACGGAAGCCTTTTTTATATTTTGACTAACTTTTGACTAAATTTTATTTAACTTCCGTGCCGAATGCTTCGTATTCCTCCCGCATTTCTTTTACATTGTACTCCCGTCTTTCCTCTCCCGTGTACTCAACTATCTTGTGTATGCGGCGTTCGAATGCATCCCACGAATCACCGTCTTTCTTTTGAAGTTCTTGGTACTGCTTCTGCAATGTCCAGTTTGAAACAATGTAAACCTTTGTGTAGCAGGCTTGGCGGTTTGCGTACCGAGCTGGAAGTGCCAGCGGATAGCCTTCAAGGTATTGGAGCATTTCCTGCATTTTAAGGCTATTGCGGAACTCGTCAAACATAAGTACTTCTTGGCCGTTGTATCGGTCAAAGGGGTGTTCATAATCGGTTATGCGGTAAACATTTTCATAACCGTAGTTTTCGAGTATGCCGCGAGTTTTTCCTGCACCTGTTACTCCATGAACATAGGTTACTTCAAGTTGCCTGTACTCCTTTTTGTATTTTTCTTCGAGAATCGTTTGCCGAACTTTTTCAATTTGACTAACTCGCATCATGTATTGCGGACTCTCATCTATTATCTCATATGTTGACGTTCCGTTTTTTATCATGTCGTAAAGGTCGCTTATATCGTTTCTTGCTCCCTGCCGTTCCAGCGGCATCTCCCCACATTCCTCACGTGTTTCCTCCCGATGACCTTCTGCTTTCTTGTCCTTCTCCCATTTCCCTTGCTTGAAAATGTAGTCGCGGTTTTCTTGGCTTGTCCCTCGCGCCATTTCTATATGCGTTTTCGGGAACTTTTTCTTGATTGTGCTAAACCTCACCCCCGAGCCGAACGCCATATACAAATGCGTGTGCGGCGTTTCGTTTTCGCCAACCTCGTCAGCCATGCACCAATACTCAAGTGATTTGAAACTTCCGAGGATTTTTTTAAGAAATTCTCTCTCATACCCGTGATTTTCGGGATTGTTGATTGTTATTTGCCATTTTCTTGACTGTGTATCCTTGTTTGCGTTTTGCATTTTTGCGACACCTCTCCCCGTTTTTGCTTTTGCGACAAATATTAATTTGCTGATAAGCCACATTATCACTGGTCTTGTGGACTATCTGCGACAAGCGACAGAAGTTCGCTAAAGGTAATACTAATTCTTTAGCGAACATGAACCGTACTGTAGTGTGGCATGGCTGGGCAAGCCAGCCACACCACACTACAGTACGGCCATACATCCATCATGAAGCCTTATGCTTGTTTTCGGGTTCTAAAATAACAGATGTAAATTTTCCTTCAATGTCAAGCACGACATTGTAACGCTTCTGAATGTCGGGGGGCTGGTTATTATGGTTGCGATGAAGCATAAACTCATTTGAATCATAAGTAGCTTCTTCAGCAAGCTTTACAAATGTGTAGCTTTTGCCCTCTTTCTCAATTGTTCTTGAAGTTACGAGCCTAAGTGGTGTTTGTAATGGTAGCAACATAGTTGCACTCTCCTTTTGTATTTTTCAGTCCGCATTATTGCGTGACTGCCCGTGGGTTTGTTTTGTGTTTCTCACAAATATCATCAAAAAATTTGTAGCTATCGTATGTTCGGAAAACTCTTTTCCGACATAGTACGAAATCACTCCGAAGTTTTGTTTTTTCAGCATGGCCATACCATTCCTCACGCTGGACAAATACCTTGAAGGGTACAAACCATAGGTATGTTGAAATGTTTTTGTGTTTGACTTCTGTTTCTATCAATGGTCTTATCTGCTTGTCTACAAAGCTATCAGATTGTGTTATCAAGTAAATATCAAAGTAGAGATGCCTATGAATGGAAAGGAACTTAACCCATTCTTTGCGGCCATTTTCGTTCCAGCTTCTTGCATTGAAAATGATTTGACATTCATCAATAAACACTGCTGTTTGAAATTTGTTGCCTTTTTCGTGGTTTTGTGCGGCATAAAGCTCTAACTTTTCGGGGTTTATCTCATCAATGGGAATATATAAATAGTCACCAATTGTCCTGCGGCCGCCCTTGTTTATATAGTCAATATCTATAGGAACTGTGGTAATTACGTTGTTGCCTTTCAGCAGGATTTCAGAAATCTTTTTTGCCATGTTATATGATTTGCCCGAACCTGGACGGCCTGTGTATAGTCTTATCACCTAGATGCCCCTTTCTACTTGATTATTCCAGCCTTTCGCAATATTACTTTAATCACATGGAAGGCAACTACAGCAATCACCCATGCTCCAGTGACGGCCATTATTGCGTATACGGGAACAAAAGCCGCAATATATCTTGTATATGGGATATGTTCCATTAGCAAAACCATAGGTACCATTACTAGACGCAAAGGACTGCGTGGCAAAAGCCCCGATGATGATATGGCCAATACGAAAAATACATAAAAGCCAACCTTTGCTATGCCCCCTATTACTGCTTTACCTACTGCACTTTTTATCAGCCATTTTGAAAAGCTTTTTAACCATAGTTTGAAAGCACTCTACCCCCTTACCATGTAATAAACTTTGCTGTTAGTTGCATAAGTCCAAATAGAAACGCGACAAGAACACTCCAATTTATTATTGCTATCAATCGGGGGTAATCAGCCATATCCAGTACCCATGTGTATACTACTGATTCATTTGCGCTATCAATTCGGCCACCTGCGAAGCTTGGCAACGGTATGTTTACTTCAAACCGAGGCAATATAGGGTCGGGGAAAACCATAGGTGCTATTATCAAATGTCCTTCGTCTGACAAATGGCCTGTTTCTTGATAATGAAAAAATAATGCTCTTTCATGTGTGGTAGCTCCCAAAAGTGCCGCAGGTTGTGTACCCAATATCAATCCAAATATATCAAATATATCTCTTGGAATTGAGAACGGGAAATAATCCATTAGGTTTATACGAAAATCGAAATCCATATCCACAGGCACATATGGCAATAAATCATCTGAAAAGAATATGTTTTGCAGTGTCCCTGCTAAAACGCCTGGCAACGCCATAATTGCCGCTAATATGTCTAATATTCCTTGCCATATTCTGTCTAATAGACCTTGGTCGGGTATAACTCCAGTCCCTGCCTGTGCGCCTATTATTATTGTTTCTGGCACTGCTCCCACAAGGTCGCCAACAGTATCTGGCACACGAATCGCTATGGTGTCGCTTGTTCCTGCAATCGTTAATGCTCTGGCTTGTGCGTCTGTAATGTCCCGCACTATGTTCGCGGTTTCGAGTTCTGCAAAATGCATTATGCTTACTACATTTTGCAAACGCCCTGGAAGTCCAATCGCAAGAGCTGACGTGGCCGCAGGTAAAAATACTAATTCTCTAATAGGGAATGGTGGCGTGAGCGGCGGGGTTATTGTTGTACCCTCCCACCTCCTGTATACCGCTACTAAATTGTGAGTTACATGAGCAAATTCGCCCTCTATTACGGGTATTTCTAACAACATTAATCCTAACGGCTCATGCCTTCGTGATGTTCCTAACCCTGTACCCCTGCCGTCAGTAAAATATCTAAGCTCCAACCATCCATCCCAATATATATCTATTGCGCTTTGAAACCATACACCTGTGTAACCATTATCCCATGGAGACATTCGAAAGTGTCCGTTTCTCCATGTTGTTTCCATCGGCAGGCCGTAGTCCTGTAGCATCCTTGTTAATATGTCAACTTGGTGACCTCTTATAACTAGCCCGCCTGATGACAACCGAAAATCATGTGGCAATTGAAATGCATATTCACCGAATACTTGGTCTAGTTGCAATACAGGCAACCCGCCAACTGTTCTGTAATAGCCTGTTATAGCTCTGCCCCATGCCCATGGAAACGGACAGTTTGCTGGAGGGTTTAACCAGCCGAGTAGCGGGAAGTAATTACCTAACCTTGTCATGGTTTCATTTGCGTATGGGTGAAAATGAAGGTGTGCGGCTTCCCATATTAATTGCGCTTGTTGCAATGATATTTCTACCCCTTGCACCATTTCCCCATCCCTGTTTTCAAACAGACGTACAGCGTTATCAGCTATCCAATTTAGTGTTTGGATTACATCCGCGCTAAGTGAGTTTATAAACGCGCTTGTCGCACCTGTCATGCTCTCGTAAGCCAAAAATCCTATACCACCCGCAATCAACACAGATATTAGTACCGTCTTTGCTGTTATGGTAAGTGCAAAAGCTTGCGTTGGCCTTGGGATTACTGTAATCAGCACGGAAGCTATAATCATTGCAATCACGAGCTTTTTCATAATTGACATTTTCCTTCTCCCCTCATGCTTTGTTATGTATTGGCGGGGATAGCCCCCGCCTGCCGCGATTAGCGGATAAGTCTGCGGAATACGTTAATAACAATCATAACTACCGCAAGGATACCTGCGATGCTGAGTGCTGTGGGGGCGATTGCTCCCACAACAGAACCCACGGAACTTGCGATTTCTGGCAGAACATCGCCGAGTTGTGTAGTCATTTGCGTTGTTAGGTCTTGGATTGCACTAGGTGGCATTTTGATTCTCCTCTCTGTCATTTTTTATCTTTTGTGTATGGTAGCGGGTGCGCATCCCGCGAGTACCCTGTTTTGTTATTCTGTTGTTCCTGCTTGTTTGATGAATCTTGATACAGAAGACATTATCCAGTTTAAGAAAAATATGATTGCGCCTGCCACTATGCCGCCTACTAAGCCTGCGGCCACTACTGTGCCGATTTCATTTATCATCTTGTGCGCCCCCATTGGATTGCGAAGATTGTCATTACTGATATGCCTATTCCGAAGGAGTTTAACCCGACAAGCCAAAGAAGGTTGGCTGTTTTCGCTTCTATTCCATGGTTTATATATGCTTGGGTTGTTATGAGTTCATCTCTTAGTGCCATTATTGCGTTGATTATCTCGGTTATGTCTATTGGATGCTGGTCGCAATAGCAATATGGCTGGCCTGTTATCGGGCAACATGCACAGTTGTCTAGCCATTGTCCACAGCTCGTACACAGTAAATGGCAAAGACAAGCGTCTAATGCCCATCCGCATAGGTCACAATGTGTGGGACATATACAGTTAGAAATTAGATGATGACATACAGAACAAAAAGTTATACAACTATAGTCACATAACCATGCACCACATATGCTACAAGGCCACATTAATGGTTGTACTGGTGGTTGTGCTTGCAATGCTTGGGACGTTGTGCTTGTTTGTACATGGTTGATACTTGTGTGTACTTCTGCCCCTCGCGTTTCACGTACAAAAAAGATTACAAATAGCAGTATAAGAAAGCAGATAATTATTGCTTTGTTTTCGGTGAATAGTTCTTTTATAAAGTTAAGGACTGCTTTAAGTATGTTTTTCATTTGTGGCTTCCTCATTTCTTTTTAATGCGCAATGTTGTGGCATCTGGATTGCGCGGGCGCGGCTCGCGCCATAGGGTGAGTAAGCTGGCTGACCTCGCTCGGCAAGGACTCAAGGCGGCTCGGAGTTCGGAACAGCCTTTCGCTGGCTCTCGGAACAGCCAAGTCAAGGGAACAGGTAGAAAATACAGGTGAGTCCACCCTTGGAATTTTCTAAGCATTTCGGGATGTGGGAAACTCCCGCAATTATCCCGAGGTTTTCCACAGCCACCCTTGGAAGCTTCTAGGCGGAATTGGGTTTTACACACGTTCAACAGGGGCTGCTAAAGCTGTTAAAAATGATGTTACATGATAAAAAAGAGTAAATAAGAGCCATCGTATTTAAGGGCTTGCCCCTATTGAAAGTGTGCAAAACCCAATTCCCCCAAGAAGCTTTTGCCAAGGCTGACTGTGGAAAACCTCGGGATAATTGCGGGAGTTTCCCACAACCCGAAATGCTAAGAAAATTTTGCCAAGGCTGAACTCACCTGTATTTTCTTGGTGCATCTGTTCCCTTGACTTGGCTGTTCCGAGAGCCAGCGAAAGGCTGTTCCGAACTCCGAGCCGCCTTGAGTCCTTGCCGAGTGACTAAACGAGGTCAGCCAGCTTACTTTATTGCAGGCGCGAGCCGCGCCCGCGCAATCTTTAGGGGGAGGGATGCCGCCACGGATGGCAGTTTTTAACCGTGGCGGCCTATCTTATTGGTAGTTAGCTTGGTTGGGTGGAGATAATTTTAGATGGTAAGGCTTTCGGATATTATTTGCTTCAAAGTATCTGTATTTTCTGCTATTTTTTTCAACAATTCTAGTTTATCATCGCGGTATTTCTTTGCTTCTTCGCTTTGGCGTTTTACTTCCTTGTCCATAATAAAACCTATAACAATTAAAAATATCACAATAGTTACAAAAGTAATCATCTGATTGCCTCCTATTTTTTGTTCATTAATTATCTCGGGCTTTTTTGCTTATTCATCTTCACATTTTAGTATTTCGTATTGAATATTATAAATCACTTCAATACGGCTTAAAGCACAATCGCGCATAGCAATCAAGTCTTCATTGCTTTTGGCTAAAATCATGCGGCTTATGTTTCCATAAAGCATATTAATTTCATTCACTGCCGTTAGTAGATTCAAAGCAAAAACCTCTAGTTTTTATTCTGGTAATTAACCTGTGCGTACTCCTTTTGTTGCTTCGTACTTTTCTACTTCTTTCTCTGTGACCAGTAGCCGCCGACCAATTTTAATTGCTCCAGACCCGCGCCGATGCATGAAGGCGTTTGCGTATTGCTTTGAGCAATGCCAACGTGCGGCTAAATCATCTGTGGTTAGGTAGTTGGGCTGTTTATTCACGTTGTACCATCCCCGTTTTTTGTTGACCCTCCGCAAAACTTGTCATATAATAGAAACTCTCACACTTCGCTTATATGACAAGTCGCGGGGGCTTTGCTTTTCGCTATTTGAAAAGCTTAATTGCATTATATAGCAAACATTTGCTATGTCAATAGCGAAATATTGCTTTGCAGTGTTTGTAACACGAATGTAATATTTCAAAATGGAGGCATACTATGTTTTTTACACAGCTAGAGAGTATTTGTAAGGAAAACGGAACAACGCCCTCAACTGTAAGCCGCAAGTTAGGTTTCAGCATGGGAAGCGTAAGCCACTGGAGAAAAGGAGCAACACCAAGCGGCGATAAGGTTGTTCCGTTTGCCGATTACTTTGGAGTAACTACTGATTTTTTTTTAAGAGGTGATAGCCCATCAAGTAACTCTATTAACAATGATATTTCTGGAACTGGGGTTGCAGGTAACATTTACGGAGGAACAGTCCAAGGTTTAAATAGTGGTTCTGTTACTATCCATAACGGCCTTCCACAACCTGTTTCCGATGAACTTGCCGAACTAATACGAATTTACAACAACATAGACGTTAAGAAACGTATCAAACTTCTTGAGGCGGCTTTTTCGCTGGAAGAATCAAGAGAGGAACAATAACCAATGTTTTATTATGGTGATAAAGCACCAGGCAGAATCTTTTTACTTGTCACGGGCATTATCTATATTGTTGTGGGTGCGCTAGGTATTTTGGGTGGACTGGCTACAATTGAGCTTATGCAATCACCTTGGCGGGGGATGTGGGAGAGATTAGGTACAACAACACTGAATTATTATTTTGTTGTATATAGTGTTGTGGTAGGGCTTTTCGCACTATATATGGGGATACTTGGTATAAAACACAGAAACAATAGAGATTATGCGGCCTATCTTTTTAATCTTGGCATTTTAGCAATTATACTTGATGTAGGTGGTAACTTTTTCTTTTCTACACTTTCGCCAACTTCACTGTTTTTTCTTGGACTGCCTATTTGTTACATGGTGGGAGCGCACAAGAATAAATAAAAGACTCCTTTTGGGGCATGGTGTGAAAGTGCAACATCTTAGCAATCAAACAAAGTAATATCTCTGTTAAAGATGCGGAAAGAAGGTTTGCCAAGGGATGAAAAAACGAGCCGATGGACGTTATCAGCTTTCTATTATGGTGGGATACAATGAAAACGGCACGCCTAAACGTAAACTTGTGTATGGAAAGACGCAAAAGGAAGTTACTGAAAAAGCCGCTGATTTGCGTGTAAAGCAAAGTAGGGGCTTGGTAATTAATGATACGCTTACAGTGAGCGAGTGGGCTGATATATGGTTGGATACATATAAAACAGGTATTGCTTACAATACAAAAAAGATGTACTGCGATGTTGTGCGGAAGTATATAAAGCTACCTTTGGGCAACTTAAAAATTAAAGACGTTAAAACAGCCCAACTACAAAATATCGTGAATGAACTTTGTGACCGACCACGAACAGCTAAACTTTTCAAACTCACTACATCTCAAATGTTTAAGCAGGCAATTGCTAACGATATACTCTTCAAAAATCCTGCCGAGGGCATTGCTCTCCCCACAGCTACGCCAAAGCATACAAAACGCGCCTTGACCGAGGAAGAAATGCAAAAGATTTTTGCATTAAATCTCGACAAGCGAACACGTTGCCTTGTGTTATTACTTATGTACACGGGGATGCGTAAAGGCGAAGCACTTGCAATAAAAAAAAGTGATATAAATTTTGAAACAAACGAAATTGTGGTTAATAAATCACTGGTAGTTGTGAGTAATAAGTCTACTGTAAAAGAAAGCCCTAAAACAGCCGCAGGTATACGGAGTATCCCGTTACTTGCCCCGTTGAAACCTGTTTTATTTGAATATGTTACTGGGCTAAAAACAGAATTTCTATTTACGACTCAAAGCGGCGATACAATGTCGCATATTGCATATAGACGCTTGTGGCAAAAGTTTGAAAGGGCTTTGGACTCGAAAGAAGTTACTGCACATATTTTTCGGCATAATTTCGCCACAATTCTTTACAATGCGGGCGTTGATGTTAAAGCCGCACAAACCATTTTAGGACACAAAAACATTAGCATAACTTTGGGAATTTATACACACCTTGACGGCAAGCGCAAGGACGAGGCGGCCGCCAAGTTGAATGATTATTTTTCGTAAACTTGACTAACTTTTGACTAACATTTATTATATATTCAAAATTGTCGAACATTATTTCATAGCAATTTTTCCTGTATTTTTGGCGATTTGCCGTTTGTGCATTGTAATATGAAGCTTGGCATTTGAACATTTTTTTGCCTTTTAATCAGAGGGTCCACGGTTCGAGTCCGTGATGGTTCA